GAACAATATGGGATTTACAACAAATCTAAATTTACTTAGGTTCATAGAAAAAAATCTTAAAAAGATTAAGGCTAAAGAACGAGATCAAGCTATTGAGGAAGAAATATTAAAAAAAGAAGCAAATGAAGCTAGAGGCAAAAGATCAGAATCTGGTGAATTAAAGTTTCAAACTGATAAAGATTTTGAGCAGTATAGAGATAAAATTTATGAAAGAAAAGGTACTTTTTCTGAAGAATATGACAAAAGGTTAAAAAGGGAAGCAGAGACTGAAGGAAACATACAAGATATGATTGACAGCACTATTTATGGAAGACCACCTAGAAACAAAAAATATAAAAGGGGAGGCATGCAGAAAAAAAAGTTTGGTGGTATGGCTATCAAGGGAGTAAAATCAGACGTGCCTATTTATTAAAATGGCTAAAAGTGGTTTAAAAAAATGGTTTTCTGAAAAGTGGGTTGACATCGGTTCTAAAAAGAAAGGTGGAGGCCATAAACCATGCGGCCGTAAAAGTGCAAGTGCTTCCAAACGAAAATATCCTAAATGTGTGCCAGCTTCAAAAGCTGCTAGAATGACTGAATCACAAAAAAGAAGTGCTGTAGCAAGAAAAAGATCCAAGGCGCAAGGTGTAGGTGGTAAACCTACTAATGTGAAGACATTTGCTAACGAAGGTAAATTTGCAACTAAACAAAAAAAGAGAAAAACATATTCACTAAAACCTAAATATGATTTTAGTGAAGTAAATTTAGGTAACATACAAGAAAGTTTTCAAAGACCTGCTCTGAAATTACAAAAAACAAACAAAAAATTGCCTGATGTTTCAGTTGAATTATTTAAAGAATATAAAGAAATTAAAACGCCTTATTATGAAGATAAAAAACAAGCAAAAGGTGTAACTGGCACCATTGGTGGTAAATATGGAAGAGTCAGAGGTCAGTTAAAAAAAGATAATAAAACAGGTAAAATATCAAGACAACTAAGTATTGAAGGTAATTTTGAGTTTGCTGAAGGTGGGTTGATACAAACCTATTACAAGGATATACTGTAACTATGAAAAAAGAACTTAAAAATCCAAAAAAAGCTGATCTAAACAAAGACGGCCAATTATCTGGCTATGAGAAAAAAAGAGGTATGGCTATTGAAGAAGCCATGGGTGTTAAATCGGGTTCTTTAATTATGGCATCAAATGGTGAACTTGTTCCTTACAGAGAGTTTAAGGATAGAAAATTTAAACAAAATTTTGAGCAAGCTAAAAAAGATCCAACAGGTAGAAAACTTGCAAATAAACCACCAGGTAAAGTATTAGATAGCAAAAAAGGTGTTTTTGAAATTAAACAACTAGAACAAAAATATAAAAGAGCAAAAGATGCCGTAAATGCAGCATTTGAACGTAAAAGAGCAAAAGACCAATTGTTTATGGAAAGATTGGATAGACTTGATAAAAGAGATTATCTTAGAATGAAAAAAAAAGTGGGTAATGTGCTTTCTAAAACAGCAAAAGCTCTACCAACAGTGTTAAGTGGGGCATATACTCTTTTGAAACCAAGTAAGCTTGGATCAGCAGAATTAAAGGATATAGAAAGAAAAAAATATGGTGGCCCTGTGGGCGTGAAAATGGCAAAGGGTGGCTTTAAAAAGAAAACACCAATATATTAGGATGAATTATGGCCACATCAGGAACAACTACATTTGATCTCGATATTGACGATATCATCCAAGAAGCATATGAGCGAACAGGTGCTCGTACTAACAGTGGGTATGATTTAAAATCTGCAAGAAGAAGTTTAAATATTCTTTTCAGCGAATGGGGAAACCGCGGAGTTCACTTGTGGAAAGTAGAACTAAAAGAACAATTACTGACAAATGGGACAGCGACTTACACAGCACCAACGAATGCGAATGATATTCTTGAAGCTTATGTGAGCACAACAACAGGTACAACTTCTTCAACAAATGATGTGTCGTTAACTAAGATAAGTAGAAGTGAATATGCGGCTTTGCCTAATAAAGGTTCTACTGGACAACCTTCACAGTATTATATTGATAGGCAAACAACACCAACGATAACTTTATATCAAACACCAGATGCCTCTACTTATACTTATGTAAAATATTATTATTTAAAAAGAATAGAGGATGCTGGTGGTTATACGAATCAAGCTGATGTTGTGTTTAGATTTATACCTTGTATGGTCGCTGGTCTAGCATATTATTTGTCTATGAAGTATAATCCACAAGTAGTACAACAAAATAAATTAATTTATGAGGATGAGTTGTCAAGGGCTTTAAACGAAGATGGACAAAGAACATCTGTTTATATAACCCCTCAAACTTATTTCCCACAAGGAGTGTAATATGAAAGGTATGCGAATATTTAAAAGACAAGTGGGTGGCTATATGTCAGCGCTTGAACAATCTCGTCCTGAACTGTACAAAACAATTAAAGGGTATAGAGATAGATTAACATCTCAAGAACAAAAAACTTTTGATAAGCGTGCAGATATTCAATATAAAACAACTTTTAATATGCCTGAACAAATGCGACAGGCTTATTTTAAATCTATTGATAAACAATTTGCCAAACCCTCAGAAGAGCAATTTCAAAAAATAAGAGAGGATTTAAAATCAAAGACTTTTACACCTACTCGTCAGTATTATGATGAATCTATGAAAGGTCCCACTAGAACCACTGGGTATTACAGAGATTTATCGCCAGAAATAGCTGCTGCAGAAAAAAATTTAAAAGGTTTGACAACCACTTACACTAAAACCAGAAGTGTTCCTCAATATGAAATGTCTTACAATCAACCTATGTTCGGAACTGCTAAGCCAAGTAAAATTGTGTCAAGTTTACCTAAAGGAGCTGTAAAAACACAAGGTAATTTTGGACAACAATACTATCAAGTTCCATCATCTGACCCTTTTTTAAGACCACAAGATGCTGGTCCAAAATATAGACAAGTAGGTAGTAAAACTGTTACTGATACATTTACACGTGCTCAAAAAGCAGGTGATCCAGAGTATGATAAACAAGCGGCTGCTTTAAAAAGATTACAAACTCGTCACAGTTTTAGAAATATGCCACAATCTACAGGTCAAAGTAATTTAACTTCACAAAATGTGTATCAACAATTAGGTATGGCAAAAAGTGGTGGTTTAAAAGAAGACATTCAAAAAATTAAAAATAAAAAACAACAATTTTCTAATGGTGGTGGTGTTTCTGTTCGTGGAACAAAGTTTAAAGGGGTGTTTTAAATGCCCTATGCTCGTGGTAAATATGCAAAAGCAATTTCAGATCGCTCTGGTATGGCCTTTCCTTACAGAGAAATGGTTAGAGAATGGAATGGATCTTTTGTGCACAAATCAGAATATGAAGGTAAACAGCCTCAAATAAGAAAAAAACACATTAGTGCTGATGCCATTGGACTTGCTAATGCTAGAAGTCAAAGATTTCAACAACCAATACAACCTTTTATAAACGATTCAACATTAGATCAAACTGTAACAGATTCTGGAGGTGGTGGACAGGCTGTTGTTAATTTAACACTACCAGGTGATTTTGCTTTTAGGACAGAAGGCTCTATTTCACAAACATCAACAGATGCAGATCCACAATATGGTAGTATGGTGCCTGATGATGGTTCTGCTGAAAATAGAAAAAGAGAATTAACTGCTGAGGTTGGTAACGTCACTGTTGATGCTCTCGTTATAACTCAAACTTTTGCTGTTACTGTAGTTGGAGGTAATCCTTCAAATCATCCATATCACAATGTGGGATCAACTAATAAATTTGCGATAGATGGTTCTACTGCAACTGCTGATGTAACATTAACTTTTAAAAGGGGTAAAACTTATCGTTTTGATCAAAGCGATTCATCAAATGACAATCACCCTTTGAGAATAAGTGCAACAGCAAATGGCACACATGGGGGCGGCACTGAATATACAGTAGGAGTAGCAACGAACGGAGTTCCTGGACAAAGTGGGGCTTACACACAAATTACTGTCGCAAGTGATGCTCCTACATTATATTATTATTGTCAAAACCACTCGGCGATGGGGTGGACTATAAACGTTGAGGATTAAATTATGGCAATAACACACGCAAATTTTTTAACACAAGTAAGAAACTATACAGAAGTAGATAGTAATGTATTATCTGATACTCTTTTAGATCAATTTTTAAGAAATACAGAATTAGATATTGCGGGTAAAGTAGATTATGATGATTTAAGAAAATATGCTACCACCTCAACTATTGCATCACAAAGGTATTTAAGTATGCCCTCTGATCTGATCTATTTACGATCTGTCCAAATAACAAATTCAGGTGTAAGAGATTTTTTAGAAAAAAGAGATACAAGTTTTATTTCTGAATTTAATCCAAGTGAGACAAACGCTACACCTAAATATTATGCGAATTGGGATGATCAAAATATTGTTTTGGCACCAACACCTGATCAAGCGTACACAATTCAAATCAATTACATTATTGATCCTCCTCATTTTACTTCATCAAACAGTACATTTTTGTCAACCTATCAAGATCAATTATTGTTATATGGTGTATTGGCAGAATGTTTTTCTTATTTAAAAGGCCCTATGGATATGTACAAATTGTATTTAGACAAGTATAATGAAAGCACTCAAGGTTTTGCAATGCAACAAATGGGTAATAGAAGACGAGGGCAGTACGAAGAAGGCGTTCCAAGAATTCCAATTCAATCACCCTCACCTTAAAATATGGAGTAATTATGGCAATAACAACTAGTGTAATATGTAATTCTTTTAAAAAAGAACTTTTTGAAGGAACTCATAATTTTAAACAAACTGGAGGAAACTCTTTTAAATTATCTTTGTATACTAATAGTGCTGTTTTAGGTAAATCTACAACAAGTTTTACCACTGATGCACAAGTATCAAACTCAGGACAGTATACGAGTGGTGGCGGGGCTTTAGTAAATGGTGGCACATCATTATCAACTAATACAGCAATTGTTGATTTTGCAGATAGATCTTTCACAGGTGTGACATTAACTGCAAGAGGTGCTTTGATTTATAATGACACAGCAACAGGTGATCCTGCTGTCTGTGTATTAGACTTTGGTGGTGATAAGACAGCTACATCTGGAACATTTACAATTCAGTTTCCTGCTTTTACGGCAGGTGCAGCTATTTTAAGAGTTACATAGGTTTTACATGTCCAATGGATGGGGACAATTAACTTGGGGTGAAGGACTCTGGGGACAGCAAGGTGATCAAATTGTTTCACTTTCAGGTTTCTCTTTAACTTTATCATTAGGTGGTTTTACTCAGACAACAGTGGGTGAAGCAACAGGTATTGCTCTTACCTCATCTTTAGGAACAGCCGTAGGTTTTACAGATTTTGTAGCTCAACCAAGTGGGTTGAGTTCAACTCTTGGTTTTGGTTCAATAAACTTTTTTAACGACAGTGTTGAATCACCAAGTGGAGTTGCCTTAACAACAGCAATGGGTTCTGTCACCACTTTTGCTGATGTTGAAATGGCAGTTTCAGGATTTGATTTAACAGCATCACTTGGATCTATTAATTTAATTAATTGGGAAGAAGTCAATGTGGGCACATCAGTTGTATGGACAGAGGTTGATAGAGCTGCATAAATGATTTATAATGTGAACTAATATAAAGGAATAGTATGGCGTCAACATATTCAACAAGTTTAAAATTAGAATTACAAGCAACTGGCGAAAATGCTGGTACTTGGGGTACGAAAACAAATACAAATTTAGAGTTAGTTGAACAAGCTGTCGGTGGTTATGAAGAGGTATCTATCGCAGGTGGTGCAGGAACTACAGCATTAGCAATGTCTGATGGTGCAGCTTCTAATGCACGAAACATGGTCATTAAGCTTACAGGAACAATTACAGGAAATAGAATTGTTACAGTTCCTGATAGCATGGAAAAATTTTATATTGTTTCAAATGGCACTTCAGGTGCACATACAGTGCAGTTCAAAACAGTTAGTGGTACAGGATATACTTTTGTTGCTGCTGATAAATCGGTAAGAGTATTATTCGCTGATGGTACAAATGTTGTTGATACAGGTATTATTAACACATCTTCCACTGACACACTTACAAACAAAACATTGACCAGTCCAACAATCAACGGAGCAACAACATCTGGTAGTATTACTAACTCAGCAACAATTGCAGGGGGTACAGTCAGTGCCGTTACTTTAACAAAACCAAAAATTGCAGATGCTGGTTTTATTGCTGATGCTAATGGTAATGAACAAATAATTTTTCAAACAACAACTAGTGCTGTTAATGAGTTAGAAATAACAAACGCTGCTACAGGAAATGATGTAGGACTTGCAGTTACTGGTGGTGATACAAATGTAGGTTTAGCTTTTACTGCTAAAGGTGCGGGTCGGTTTAAATTTAATGATGCTGCTTATATTCCTGAACAAACATTAACAGATGGAGCTAATATTGATTGGGACTTACAAGCTAAACCAGTTGCTAAAGTTACCCTAGCTGGTAACAGAACATTAAATAATGCAACTAATGGTGTCACAGGTCAATTTGTAAGCTTATTAGTAATTCAGGATGGTACAGGTTCAAGGACTTTATCTTTTTCATCAAACTATGAGTTTGCATCTGATACGGCTCCAACATTAACTACAACTGCTTCAAAAGGTGACTTCTTTGTATTTTATTACAATGGATCCAAATTTGTTGAAGTAGGTAGAAATCTTGCATTAACATTAAGTTAGGAGAAATTATGTGGGCATTAGTTAAAGCAAATCAGGTAATTAAAATTTTTAATGGTGCTCAAGCATTTGAGCATAACGATATTAAACATCCCGCAAATATTTTTTCAAGTTGGAGTGCTGAAGAAAAGGCAGCCATAGGTCTTTATCCAATTCAAGAGGATAGAAGTAATGTTAAAGATGATACATTTTATAAAAATAGAGAGGGTGGTTATACTTTTGATGCAACAAATAAAGTAGTAAAAAAGGTCTGGAAAACAGCAGAAGACCATGAAATGGAAGATAAAACAGTTGATGGTGTCACTGTTGAAGGATTAAAAACTAGAAAAGTTAATGAAGTAAACCAACAAGCTTATGATATTTTAAAGGGTACAGACTGGATGGTGATTAAAGCAAGTGAAGTTTCTGATTACTCGTTGCCAGATAATGTCGCAAAATTTAGAACAGCAGTGCGAGCAAAATCAAATGATATGGTCACAAGGATTAAAGCAACAAAAGATGTAAGAGTTTTAGAAACGCTATATAAATATTCAAATACAGGTACAGAATCTAAACCTGTAATGAGCAGACCTTTAGGGGAGTTTCCAAAGCTGGAGGACTTCTAAATGCCACTTATAATTCCAAGTAACAGTCAAAGTGCATCTGGATACACGATAGACCAATCAATTAGGTTTAATGATGATGATTCTCCATACTTACAAAAAACATATTCAGGTGCTGGTTCACGGACAACATTTACATTTAGTGTTTGGGCAAAATTAGGAGATTA